TGCCTCTTGTTGGCTGCTACATGCAGATAATCCCGCCACAGCTTTTTGCACCATCGGATCTAATTGTTGGTTAAAGTCAACCTGTGTCATGCTGTTATCTAACAAGCTATCCAACAAATCCTGTTCCGTTTCGCTTTTATTACCAGCAGACAACGCCACATGCGTACCTTTACCCAAACACCCATCGCACTGACATCCCACTACATGCGCTGAAAGTGCGGTAGATTTTCTTGGTGTTTTTAAATCGGGATTAAAATCGCTTTGAACGGCTTTTAAAACCACTTCACCGTCTTGCGCTTCTGGAATGCCTAACTTGTCGCGCGTCCACTTTTCGGGGATTTGCACACCAATCCCCACCAATTTAGGGATAGCGTCCGCAAAGGTGCTTAAATCATCGTATTTTTTGGTGTCAAACTCAAAATATGGCACTCTGTGCAAGGCAATATTAGGGTCAACATTAATCTGCAAATAAGGCAGGATGATTTGCTGTGTAATGGTCTGCGCCACTTGTTTCGCGTCTGAAACCAACAAATCACGACGCACTTCGTTGTGTACGTTGCCAAGCGCATTAGTTGAGCTTTTGCCATCTGCGCCTGATGTGAGTGTTTGCCCCAAAATTAGGCGGGCAATGGATTTTTCGCACCAGTCCACCATTTGCAAGAATGGGTTATTTCCTGACCCCGCACCAGTGTTTGCCGCATTGTGCAATTCGATAGTCATGGAATCAGGCATAATCCCTGCGGCGTTATGTCCGATTTGCGCAAGAGCGCGTAATAGCGTGCGTTTTTCTTCGTTTGTTGCCCCTGCGCCATATTTCCCGATACGAATTGGCATGCCGTAAAGCTCCAAGAATTCGGCAAAATCCCGCACCGAATAATGCTTAAACATATAAAGCCAAGCCAGTGTGCGGAATAAGCCCATTCGAGCTAATTGCACTGAGCGGGATTTATGCGAATGTACCACCCAGCCGAACGGACGCAAAGGTTCCCCAATGGCATTGCTCGGGGTTTTTAACAAGAGATTGTCGTTTTTATCTAGCTTAAACCAAGACTGAGGGCGAGCGATAAAGTTGTGCGGAATATACTTACCGTTTTCCAATTTCCACTCGATTTCCAACGCAGAAAAGCCGTGACCTACCGCGTCCATCATATCCATCAGCAAGTTTTCAAGGTTCGGATATTGATAAAACAACTCGTCAATTTCGGTTTGGAGTTTTTCTTCTGCTGGTGTCGCATTGCGTGGTTCAGCGATGCGCCAATCCAGCGTCAAAATCGCTCGTTTGCGTGTCTGAATATTCGCACCGATGGCACTGTCTTGTTCTTCGATATCCATGAATAACTCGTGCTGTGCCGTAATATCGCCGTTTTCCGCGTCTTCTAAAATACTTTTCAGCTTTGACGGGGTAATGCGGTTGCTCGGGTGGTCTGATAAAACACGCCCATTAGCTGTCACCATTGCTTCGTCGGTTTGAGTTGGTTCTGTTTTTGACCATACCAATGTTTTAATTTTTTCCCAAAATTTCATGTTTTATCCTCGCCAAATGCTATATAAATCATCTTCCGCATCAAAATCATCATGCCCCAAGTCTTCATCCTTTAAACTTATCCACTCAATCGGGGCGGAACTCGTCACTGCATTACGCCATAGCATTTCTAATGCGTCTGGGCCATCATCATGATCAGCTTTTGGAAAATGTCTCAACTGTGATTCAAGGGTGGATTGTGAGCGGTGTAATAAAATTAACCCGTTAGCAATATGCGGTTGCAAGCTCTCAATGCGAAGCATTTTGTCGCTATTGGGTTTGGTTGCTGTAGCAGGCACAGGTTTTCCGCGCGCCGCTGAACGTTTAACCAACTCGGTTTTTAGAAATTCTTGAAATTGTACGGTCTCTACAAACCAGCGATGGCAGTTATACTGTGTATGTAGGCGAATAACGTCCTCAATAATTAAATCGGGCAAACGCTTTTTAATTTGCGCTTCGACCACATACAATTTGCCAGTTTCTCTGTGATAGCCACCAACCAAAATCGCAGAAGGGTCACGGCTTGCACCTGCTTTACCCAGTGATGGGTCAACCGCACCAAAATAAATCAAGTTATTAGGTAACTCAGTCCAATAATGGAGACTATTGGCAAAAATCGCGTCATCGCCACTGACCGGGTCATTTTGATACTCGGAATCAAATGCCGAATGTCCGTCTTTGGCGCGTTCTTTCATTAAATATAAAATTGGGCGGGCAAGCCATGACACAACGGAACCAGCATCCATTTCCGATTTATGCTGTTGATAAAATAAGTCAGATAAGGTGTCGTCGTCGCCTTCTTCAGACAAATAGATGTTTTCCCATTCATCCCATAACGTCATATTGTCCGGCATGCGCAAAATGGCTTTAAATCGGACACTTCTCCAGCCTTTAGTATTTAAAATTCGGTTCAATACGCTGTCATAGTGCAAAATAGTGCCGACGTAAATTACGTCAAATTTCTCACCGGCGGCACCAAGTTTTAGAACGGCTTTTAAAATCCAGTTGTGTAATTTATTGCGCTGTTCAGGTGTTTGAACAGTTTCATCGTTCTCTATATCATCTAATACAACTAAATCAGGACGAAAAGCTCCATGGCGACGTCCACGTAGCTTTTGCCCAGCACCGACCGCTTCCACTTTTTGCCCTTTAGACGTAAAAATTGCACCGGCACGCCAAACTTTGCCCGGCGTAAGTTCGGGGAAATCAATAGCAAGTCTTGGGTTTGACTCAACCTCAACTTTAATGGCTTCTAACATGCCATAGGCTTTCTCTTTTGTATCCATAGCAATAATAATGTAATTTTTAAGGTTACATACCATGCACCAAAGCGGGAATAATTGCGTACAAATAGTGGATTTCGCCTCACCGCGGGGTGCGGCAATAGCTTGTCGGACGGATTTATCTATTTCTTCAACCGAAAGCGGAAGATTTTTAAACAGATATTCGTGTAACTGGGATTTATGCGGAGAACGTACATAATGCGGAAAATAGGCTTGAACAAAATATTCAAACCCTTTTTCTTTATCTAAGACTTTCTTACGACGCTCTGCAATCGCATGCGGTTTATCATCCCAACCTTCAAAATTCGCTTCGATATTGCGCTGTAATTCAGCACGTAGTTGTTCGAGCTGTTTTTCGAAATCTTTGTATTTCATCTATAACATTACCGCAATAAATAAAAGCCAGCCCCAACCTTTGATACCGGCAGCCATTAACTTAAAAGCACATACAATGCAGACAAATTGCACAATCCAGCGAAAATAGTAATGCTTATGCACAATGGTTTGATTTTGCTTTTCCATCACTTAAACTCCTGCTTAACAATGTTTTCTAAATCATCTAAAACAGACAAAAAAGTAGGCAATAAGTCAGGATGTTTAGTTTTAATTAGATTAGTTACCATCTCAATAACTTTCCATGCTGTTGCTAACTCTGATACCTCTGGCAATAACCGCTTACTGCTCGCCACCATTTTCGAGTAGCTATCACCCAAACCTTGGATCAGTTTAGCTTTATCGCTTACAGGCAAATCTTCCGCATGGCGTAGCTCTTCCATTGTTTTCTCAAAGTAGATCACAAACGTGGTGAGCATACCGCGCGCCACGTCTTCCACTTTTCCGCTTGCCATGGTGTTGGCGTCGCGTACCGTGTCCCAGTTGTCTCCGCGGGCTTCCGCTTCTTTTTTCCAACGGCGAGCGGTGTTGTACGATACACCGGCTTTTTCAGCTGCTTGTTCAAGCGTCAGGCAATCAAACACATAGTAACGGCGCACATACGCCTTGGTTTTTTCATCGTGTGCCATCATCAGCCCCCGAATTTCGCTTTGATGAGCTCAAAGCCAACCGATACCACCAAACCGCCTAAACCGCCCGCCATGACGGATTTAATACCCAATTTATCCATGCGGGTTTCCAACATTTTTAAACGGGCGTCAATATCGTCCACGCGGTCGTCCAGCTTGTCGATTTTGCGACTAACTTCACGGGTTAAATCTAAAATTTCATCTAGTTTCCGGTTGGTTTGTGCTTCTGCTTTCTCTCGTTCAGTCTGTCCACGATACATGGGCGAAACGGGAGGTGTAGCCTCGTGTTCCGACTGTTTATTGTTTCTTTCTAACATTATTTATCCGCCTTTCTGTCGAGTTTTTCGGTAATAGAGTTAAGTTGTTTAGTGATAGCATCTAATTTTTCCATCACGTTCTCATTGACGATGTTAGAGACTTCTTTCGAGAGATAATCCCGTTTCACTTGGTCGACCTCGTCATGCAGCTGTTTAAACTCACCATCTAACCGTTTAAACCAAAGTCCAATAAAAAACACCGCAATGGATACTAATGCGTTAAACACCATCATGCCGTTAATGTGCACTTCCATTTTCACCTCGCTGACAAATGGTTCGGTATGTATCGTTATGCACTTTAATTTGACGTAAGGTTTCGGTCGTATCTTGGCGACTTGCGGAGATCACTGAAAAACCCGCACAGCTTGCATTAATCACGGAGATCCCCTGACTTGTGCAACTCATTAATAAGAGTGTCACGGTCAGCATTGCGACTGTTTTCTTCATTTTTCTTTCTCACTTCAAAATGTTTCACTTGAGTTTCGGCGACGACTTTCTGCGTTTGTAACTGCGCATTGGTTTTTAATAACTGCTCAATCTCACGGTGTGCACGTTTGAGCTTAAATACCACATAACCACAAATACCAAGTGCAGCAGCTGAGCCAATTAAAATCATCTGTAACGTCATTAAATCCCCCTTGGTCTATCCGTTTGTTCCGGTTCGACATAAACTTCGCCGGTAATCGGTTCTTCCGGCTTGGTTTGTTTGGCTTGATATGCCATTACAGCACCCTTAGTTGCCGCTGAGCCACCGCAAAAACAAGCAAAATAAAAAAACAAGTCAGTGACCGTAGAACGGTCAAGATAAACGGCATAAATCAGCACACCGGCCATGACCAAAAAGCCGAAAAATTGAATAAAACCTGTCGTACTCGCACGTCCATCACTATTAGTAAATAATTCAAAAAATTTACTCATTGACATAATCTCCACATAATCACTTTAGCTGGCGTTGGTTTGCCGCGAAAGGCATAACTCCATGCGTTTTTACTGTAAAAGTGCGGTCGATTTTTCGGGAGTTTTTTGGTTGTCAAAACTCGGTTTTGCAACCAATTAAAAACACGTTCAAACACGCCTAAAAATTTAAACTTCATTATCAATCGCTCCATATTTAAGATTCCCCGCCACGCGACGAATCCAGCCTTTACCGAAGGTCGCAAAAGTGCTAAGTTTGCAATAAAACTCAATACGTTCAGCGTTCAAACGCATAATGACGTCAGAAATCGCCATTTTTTTAATAGCGGCAATCGTCATATTGCCAATAATGCCGTCATCCGCCACATTCACCGCACGTTGCAACATACGGCTTGCATTGCCTAATCCATGGTTTACCGCTGCATCAAAAAACTGATAAGCCACCGCTTCAGGCATCTTGTCGCATTGATAACGTAGCCAAAATGCGGAGTAGTAGATTTTATAGGCTTGCTCACGCGTCATTGCTCGCATACTGCCTTGATAACCGTTTGCCTGAGCTGTACGTTTAGTGATTCCCCAGTTGGTTTCGCCGCCTGGGTCTCTTGGGTCATTAACGTAGCCGCCTTCATGACCAATTAAGCGGTTAAAGATTTGTGTAAAAGTTAAAGACATAAAAAAATACCCTCAATCGTTGATATGATTGAGGGTATTCTGAATCTAATTAAGTTTAATTAATGGAGGAAGGACTTCCACACGTCTACTTGCTTTAAAATAACGCCGCTTGTTGATATTGTGGAGATTGATGGGTTCTTACAATTTCCCAGGCGTGGCGATCTGATAGATTGTATTTAGAGCAAAGCTCAAGCATTGCCGTACGGCCACTTTTCTTTTCGGTTTGCGTGATATAGTCAAAATCCGCTTTCAGGCGTTCATTACGCAACAAACGAAGAGCAACCTCACAACGTGGGATATAGACTTCTTCGGCTCTAAAATAATTACGCAATTTTATCGCATTCTCTGCACCAATTAAGGATTTCAAACGTGGAAAATACACCGCGCCATCAGTAAACCGAAATGTCGTCCCGCCGAATTGATTAATAATCTTTTCGATATCAGCAAACCCGACTAGATCTACCATTTCTAACACGATTTCAGGTAAATAACCTGCAACACTTTCAAGTTCAGACTGCATAAAATTTCCCCTTTGTGACCATTTAGGCGGATTCTCTCACGGAAATTTCAAAAAGCAGGTTTCTACACTAAAAAAAATTAAAAAGCCCCAACTTAATCGCTGAGGCTGAATAATTATTTACGACTTTATTTTTTTAATTGCAATACTTGTGGCAGTAGCTGCAATGTCATCTTCCATGCTTTTTCAGATTCATCTGGTGACAATGCTTTGCAATCTACATATTCATTACCATAATCGCTGGTGTCAGTTTCATTTTGCGCCACAATTAATGTTATTTTACGCAATGCGCAGCCTGCAATCGGATTAAGATCATGGCCGGCAGATCCATTTTTCATAGAGTATGCCGAATTACGGAGTGCTTGATAATCTCCCTGTAAGGCTTTATTTAGTTCTCCTTTGGCTTTATCTGTCATTGAAAAGGCCGAAACAGAAATTAAACCACATACCATAGCAATTAATAGTTTTTTCATTATTTTTCTCCAATAAAAAAGGCTCCATAGGAGCCTTTAATTTACGCTTAATTTATTGTTATGCAACTAATTTTTAGCTTTCTGTTTTCTTCGGTCATACACTGCCAACATTTGCACCACTTTTTTCAACTGCCACACCTCCAACCAATGCACGAAATCTATGTTAAATGCTTTTTTCGCCATACTGTCTGCGTAACTTTGTGGCAGGCCATATTCCGTTAAAAGTGCGGTGATTTTTGCCATATATTTCGCTTTATCCGCCCTTGGTGCGGGACGTTTTGGCGCACTTTTCGCACTAAACACCACGCCTTTTGCTTTTATGGCTCGCAATACTTGCATCAATTCAGCATCTGTCATTACGGTGCAACTGTGTTTATCTACCGTGTCCAACAAAAAGCGTTTATATTGGTCGTCGGTCATTTTAAGCATGCCTTTGCCGATGTGGATCTTTTGGATCATCTGTTTACGGGTTTGTGGTTGCATTTTGTTCCTCTTTCCATGCTTTCCAGACTAAATATTCTGGCATATTCTTAACAAACTCCAATTTACCAATAGCCGCATAACGTTCGATATACTGTATTGCCGCTGTCCGTTTGTCTTCTGCTAATTTATCCACATTTTCGACCGCGCTTTTGCCCTGTTCATTACGCACCACGGCAAATAACGGTTTAGCCCCCTCATACACTTTTTTAAGATAGTTATGATTGGTTAGCGCCACCACGTTTCGGGTCTCACGACGGTTTTTCATCACGCCATTGGTGGTTTCCGTGAGCGCATGGGACAACAACGGACTCGGCTGATACATATCTAACACTTCGCGCATTAATTTAAGCGCACGGCCGTTAGATAACGCCGCTTTCTCGGGTCTAAATAGGGCAATATAACTCACCAACGCACGGGCATTATCGCCGCGTAAATTGGTAATAATCCCCAACATCTCACGCCCGGCATCATCTTCCAACAGAGCATCTAAATGGATGTCGCTGTGGCAAACCGGACAACGGCATAATTTCACTTTTAAAACTCCTTTAAACTAGGTTTAAAACACATTATTCAGCCCACTTCATCTAACTTATTCCCCTCTTTTGTAAAGAGGGGTTAGGGGAGATTTAATGGACTGTAAATGGGTTTTAGTCTTGAGGTAAATCTAATTCTGGTCTCCAATACAAAATCTCATCAAATGAGACATTTACACCATAACCAATGTTTTGGTCATAACATTCAAGTTCCCAATATTTTCGATTGCCTTCAAACCTTAAGGCGGCGAAATAACATGACATATCATCATCTAACACTAATACTCTTTCTGCGCGTTCAGGCAATCGCTGAGAACACTTAATCCATCCATTGTTTTCGCTCATTATTTAATCTCCTCAAGTCTCAAATTTAAAGTTTTGTTGTAGTAGTTAAACGCGTCTTTAAACAGTGCTTTGCTATTGATATATTCCCGCGGCGATATTGGCACGGTCGGAAATTTGTCCAAAAATCGCCAATGCTCAGCGAGCTCCGCAGGAGTTTGGATAAACGCTTGTTTTTCCGCTTTTAATGCCAAAATATCAGCGGTTTTGACGACAATCTCCATTTCGGCTTTGATGCGTATCTTAAATTTATCTCGGATAACCATTTCGAATGCTTTTTCGATTTTTTTGTAGTCCGGCAATAATTGTTTTAACGGGCTGGTAACATCTCCCAAAAAAGCCTCTTGGGCGTCGTGCATCAAAACTGCAAAAGCGGTCATATCATCAACTTTCAAGCACGTTTTAGCTATTGCCCCGGCAAAAACACTGTGATCAAGCACGGAATAATGCACATCTAATTTGCCACCGAATCGTGGAATCATTGCTAAATGATGAATAATGTCATCAATATGAATGTCGCTATTTTGTGGGTTGGCAAAGTCGATTAAACGGTTGCCATGTGTGATAAATATGCTCATTTTCACTCCTTTTTTACCTTGATTTTTATATCATTTTCGCCATCTTGATGATGTCTAATCGTTACTTCGTAACCATCAACCCCAGTTTTTCCATCATCCTTCCACTTAATAACCGGTTCCGGATTAACATGCACAAAAACACCAAGCTCTTCGATAGCTATTTGTTTCTTTTGTATAAATGTTTTACGAATAGCAAACCAATGGATAAAATCAGGCAAGAAACGATTAAACTGTTCTTCGGTTAACTGCAAAAAGTCTTCAACTTTTCTAAACTCATAAATTTTGTCACTCATTTTCATCCCCCTTATTTTTCTCGCTGAAGGATCTCGTCAATAACTGGATCCTTCAAAATAATTTTCTCAATAAGGCCAATCAACATACGACCAGTTTCATTTGGATTTTCGACTTTCGCACTAACTTCCCATTCGTCATTATCTTGGGGGCAAAAATCTAATTTTATTTTGTGTTCGAAACCACTTTTAACGTTATCGTCCATACCCTCAATCACAATCCAACCCGCTCTCACAATTTCGGGTAACTTAAACATCAAACAAGTCATCGCGTCCTTCACATATAAAGCTGGGGCTTGATGGTATTCTGTGTTTACATTAAAGGTTAAATCATCATCGCTGACTCCCACTTTAAGCTCAAACGTTACTGCATATTTTTTTTCTTCCATTTCACTTATCTCCCCAATCTCATTCTCAACCCTGGTAACAAATTCTGCACATTGCCAACATAAACTGCCGCATGTTGATTTTGTCCCGTACGTAAGGCTCTAAGTGCGCTTATTAGCTGTTTTGCTGCTTGTTCAAGTTGTTCATCCAACCGCACTTTTTCTTGCTCAGTCATACTTCCTCCACCTCAACCACATCATCAATTTCTGTAATGGTGTGCGGCAGTTTATTGACATCACACACATTTAAATCACACATATCTAACACTTGTTCATTGCTTTCGGCTTCAATAACCGCTTCAACTAAGCAATAAAAACGTGCCACATACTTAGCCATGCTTCACCTCCGGTCTTCTGCTTGGATTTTTGACATAATGCGCACACATCTTTTGGCGGTTTAATGCCCATTCTTCATTTTCGCTTTTTCGAGCAACAATAGCCGCTCTCTGCCAGGCAGCCTCAGCGGTTGCCCATGCACCTGCACGCTCCATTTCAACGGCCAACGTGCTAAAATCTTTATAGGTTCGTAGTTTTTCCATATATGCTCCTTAGTTGTTAATGATTAAAACCTATTACTAATGCCCCTCATCCCGTCCCCCTCTTTTGTAAAGATGGGTTAGGGGAGATTTAAAGGGCATTTAAATAAGTTTTAAGCCCCCGCTACATCTAACGCAATCGGCACATACTTGTCGCTGTCGCCAACACGCTCATACATCCGCACATACGCTTTACTGCTTACCACTTGAACGCTTTCGCTAATGGCTTGCATAGCGCGCAACCAGCGAGGGTCTTGGATTTCTACGCGGCGCAAGCCTAAAATACGGGAGGTGTTGAGGTTACCCTCTTTGTCCACGTTAAATGCCCGCTCAATCAAGGCTTTCAGTTCAGGGCGTGAGCCTTCGCTCCATTCGTTTAAGCATTCGTCAATCAGCACTTTCGCCGCCTGGATACGCTCGTCAAACTGCAAACTCTCATTGATAGCACGTTGGATTTTGTATTTTCCGTCATAGCTAAACAGCGTCACATTGCCTTTGTTACCACCCACTTTCGCGCCGTATTTCTCGGCGGATAACTCAATAAACGCCCCGATATCGCCAAAAATGCCAGCTTTAAACTCGCCCATTTGGCGATTTAACGCTTTGCCTTTTTCCACCCAATCGGTTACCAGCTCATCGCGCTCTTTGTCAATATCACGCACCAGTTCTTCCGGAGTAAGCGTGCCTGTTGCGTCACGCCAGTATGTTTTGCCTTCGATTGTTACTTTTGCCATAGTTAAACCTCTTCTTTATCTAATTTAATTACGATTAATCTGTTGCCTTTGTTACGTTTGAGGATCGCTTCTGACCCCATCGCATACAGTGTTTTTTTTCTAATATTAAATTTCTTTGCTAGTTCTTCCGCCGTGCCGTCGCCTAGATTCTCTTCTCCGCGATATACGGCGTAGATTTGACGATATTTAGGCACCTCTCCCCCTTAAGCCCAATAGACCATAACGCCTTGTTCATTTGCCACGTTTCGCACAATATGTACGCCATTTTTGACGGTAGTCATTTGCACGCCTTTTTCTTGTAAACGACGGCTCGGGTTTAAAATCACCATTTTTGGAAAACGGCCGTCTTTACTCTCAACGATTTGTACGCCTTCACGTCTTAACGCATACGCTACGCGGTTCATTTGTTCGCTCATTTGGTTGCTCCTTTGGTTTAATTAGTTGATTAACATGCCTGCGTAAGAATTGATTAACTTCTCGTCAATCTGTTTGCCGTGCATTTCGGCCACACGGATCACACCGCGCATAAGTTTGGTTAAGCGACGGGCGTTGCCGTGGCTGGCTTTAAATAGGATTTGGTTAAATTCATCCGTACCTAAGCCGTTTTCGGCTAACTTGTGGATGTCGTCTTCACTTAACTGGTTGCCAAGGTCGCAAGCTAAGCCCACGCGGCTATAAAGTTGCGCCAATTCGCCATATTTCCCTTTTAAGTTGACTAACAGACGAGGCATACCGGCAAGCACCACACCGCAACCTGTCAAGTCATGGATTCGGCGGATATATTCCAAACTTTTCGTACTCAACAATTCCGCTTCATCGACGATGATTAAGCGGCCTTCGCCCAGTTTTTCCGTAATACGGGTAAACAATTCATGGTTTGCGCCGACTTCGTTTAACCCCAACTGGTGGCAGAGGTTTTTCAGCAATACTTTCGGGCTACAACTCGGTTCCACTTCGATAAAAATTGTTTCAGGGTTTTGGCTGACATACTGTTTTAATGCCTTGGTTTTGCCTAAACCTGCCGCACCATAAACCACGCTAATTTCGCCTTCGACATGGGCAATATGCACCACATCAAGGCAACGTTCTGCAGCGTAAGTCGGCACAAATTCGCTGTTAAAATTGCGCTCAACCACTTTGTCTTTTTCGCGCTTGATTAAGCGTTCCACCGCTTCGTCAATATCTTTGGTTACGCCTTTATAAATGCCTTTTAAATACTGGCTAATAACGGCATTCGATTTGCCTAGGGCTTTTGCCACTTGTGTTTGGGTTAGCCCTTTCTGTTGCATAAATCTTGCAAGTTGTTCTTTCATGCTAATGCTCCTGTATTTGTAATTAATCTTGATGCGTGGCAGATAAGATTGCCTTTTAATGTATAAACAGCTAAAAATTCTTGGGCTTGTCTCACTTCAACTGCTTTCCCTTCCCATTCAATGAGGCGGTAAGAAAAATGCGGTTTCTTGTTGTATTCAACTCGCCCGCAGTGGACTTTTTTAATAATTCGTCTTGTCATAATCTAACCTCCTGCCATCTTGCGTTGTTGGCGTCTCATTTCGCTTGGCAACAACGCAATTTCTTCGTCCTCGTCAAAGCGGTTAACTTGTTTTGCGCGTAAGCCGTGTAATAGCTCTGCGCCTTGGTTTTGGGCGATACTGATGACCGGATTCAATTCCGCATTAATTTCGTCCAGTTGTTCTTGTTTTAATTTCGCACGGCGTTGGTGTCTGTCTTTGCGTGCTTTTTCCACATAACTCAATGGGAATGCGTCACGCTTGTTGCCATCTAAAATCGCTTCACAAATAAACGCGCCTGATTCGTCGCGAATAATGACCGCACTTGGGTTATGTATATCAATTGCCACCTGTACGCTTTTTCCATCCACATCAAGCAGTTTTTGACTAAAATACTCATTGTTAAACACCGATACCCAACCGCGTTGTGCTTTGCGTAGTACGCTTGGCCGGAATAAATCACGTGCTTCAATTGGGGTAATCAATAACAACTCAGTGTCGGCTAATAACTCACGGCGTTTTTGTGCCGGTGTGCAACCGATTTCACGGTGGATATGTTCGTTGTTGTACCAACGGATCCCTTCTTCCACCGCATCAATAAACTGTTTCCATGTTGGCAATTTACCCACCGCCCAACGTTGTTTGTTGGTCAGTTCGGTGCGCCCTTGGCGAATCGCTTTATCAAGCGAAATCACTGCCGTGGAGGTTTGTCGCACGGTGTCGCGGTCTGCGCCACGTCCGTGATAGGTTTCAAACTGGCGGGCAATGCGAATCGCTAATGTTTGGTTCACCCGCTCAATAATCCCGCGCCCTTGTGGGTTGCCCGGAATCCCTGTTTGGTGATTGATGCCCAAGCGGGGCAAAATCCCCGTAATGTCGGCATCTAACGTCCAGTTCTTTTCACCGCCCCCGTTATCCGAATAATAGATAGCCGGTATGCCATGGTTCTCAATTCCGTTTCTGATAGCGTCCGCAACAGCTAACGCGTTTTCCGCCAAACTGACCGACCAACCAACAATAAAACGGCTAGGTGCGTCCATGACTAACGTCAATTCGGGGATAAACGGGCGACCATGATCAGGGTGTTGCACTTTCATTTTCATAGAGTGACCATCACCAACCCACACATCATTCGCTTTTAACACCGACCAATCACGCTTAACGTAAGTATTTAAGGCGCGCAGGCTTGCACCTGTTTTACGACCGATTTCGCGAATGTGGCGTGGCAGTTTGGATAGTCCGCGACGCACTCTGTCAAGACTTGGCAAACGTGCCATCATTAATGGCTGGTCAGCATAGTGCGCCTGC